TTATTCATTCTCCCTGCGATAAAATTTCTTTGAATATTTGCCATTCTATTTAAGCCACTTGTTTTGTCCTCTCATGCTCATTAAAAGTCTTCCAGGATGAATATCACTTATTCTAATCTTTGCATTTCTTAATAAAGAACTTTTATCTTTTCTAGCTCTGTTTATTATATACTCTTGTACTCCAAATTTATTATTTAATATTTCATATTTTACATATGCATAGAGATATTCTTCAAATAATTTATTTACACTTACCAATGAATCATTTCCGCTTTCCATTCCGTCCGATATATATTCTAAAACACACTGCTCATTAGCCATTGTAGAATCAAAATTAATAACACCCGCCTTCTTGTCTATTCTAAAGGTAGGATTAGCATTAGCGGTTTCAGTATTTAGACCATATCTAGCTCCAATATTATAATCTCTCCATGTGTCGGGATTATCTGGTGAGACATTTGACCCATCATTAGAATTGTTTTGATTTAGGTATATGCTTTGTTGTGATCCATTAACTCTTTCAGTATCTAGTGTTGAGTCTGCAGTTCTTACACTACCATCATTATTAAAACTTAACGTGCCAGTTGAACTTTGAAGATAAGATATAGCTGAATTTACCTGAATGTTTTCCGTAAGAGGTCTTAAGAATCCATTTTTATAAAGAGATATGCGTACCCAATTAACATAATCAGCCGGAAGAATAAATATTAAATTATCAAACACCTTTAGTTCTAAAGCTTTTATTTCTTTAAAGGCATCATAGTTAAGTTCTTGTATACCTCTTTTTGCATGAAACAAAATTTTATATCGCTCTTCGTTATTTATAAGTCCATGATTTCCCGCATACATTAACATGAAATTATTAACTATATCAGATAAATAAACATATTGATACGATCCCCAATTTTTATTAGTAGGTAAAACACCAGCGTTTTCGTAATATTGAAATTCAGATAAGTATGCCATTAGTTTTCTTTTTGTTCTTCCATTTGCTCCTGCTCTGCTCCAAACTGAGCCTCTTGTATGTCTCTAATTGACATGCCAGCATACTGTAGTATTTTAAATACAAGTGATGTTTCATCATCTGGTGATAATTCAAAATCTTGAAAGTCAGCTTGACTTTGATTAAAAGCAGGGTCTCCATTAGCCACTGCTATATAAGTCCAGTTTGGTTCTTTAGGATAGCGTATATATTGAGCTTGTATATCGGTAGCTCCATTAAATTGTCCAGGGAAAATTGTCATAAGGTTTCCTTGTAAAGAATAAGCAGGGAATGCTAATGTTGGTGAAGTAAGATTCGAGCCTGTTAGCATAGTTATTTTGCTATTAGTTACTTTTTCAGCTTCACCTTGTAATACTCCGTTGCTAAAACAAAGAACTTTATTTATTAAATAATAGTCATCTGAAGTTGTTATTTGAGAAGGTAAGAAGTATTCGTTTAAAATATTTTGAGTTAGCGTTTTTGTTTCTGAAAACATATCGATAACCTCTTCGTATCCTTTAGTAATATTGGCATACCCGGTGCCCGAAAGGCGAGCATTTTCTTTATTTATTAATTGATTGTATTGATAGAAATAATCATCGAATATATCTAGCTGCGCTTGTTTAGCAAACAAATTAAAATCTTGCGGTGAAATATACCCGTAATTATTTTTATTAAGGATTGCCAAAACTGTATTTCGTACAGAATTTATCATTGTTATTCTTTTACACAAAGATAAGTAAAAAAAAAAGAGGTCAATTTTAGTTGACCCCTCTTTAGATAATTAAGTTATTCGCTAATATTAAGCTAGTTGAATAATGCCCACAGCCATTGGGGGAGCCAAAAGAGGAGCTACATTAGTATAAGAGGATGAGAGCATATTTTGCAATTCTCCTATTAAAAAATTCTGCATCGCCACTCCGGTTGCATCCGCAGCGTGAGTCAACTTTATACTGTCTGTGCTTGCAGAAGTTCCGTTATAATTTATAAAAGTTTCTGTAGTTGATGTTTGATTAATAAACAAAGCCTCGCTTGCGTTTACTAAAACCGGTTTCAATCCGGTTACTGGAAGGTTGAAATATTTTATCATAATTAAGCTATTGTTACGTTAGAGATTACTGTAGGCGCATCGTCAGTTATATCGAGTACTCCTTCTGACCACTTGCTTTGCGCTACTTCTACAAATTTTGATTGTAAATAATTTATCATGTTGTTACCACTGGAAGTATCTGCTGCATGAGTTATAGTGATTACATCAAAAGTTGCCTCTACTCCAGTGTAATAAATTGCAGTAGTAGTAAAGGGAGATCCGGTAGTACCACAAAAAATAATCTTCTCTGCGGGAATCATTAAATTTCCGTTTGAAGCTGTTTTTACTGTTAATAATTTTGCCATCAGTTATAAATTTTAGATGTTAATAATACTCAAAGATAACAAAAAAAAACCAGCGATTTCTCACTGGTCTCTTTGCTACATATTCTTTATCAAGCCTGATAAGTGTTTCAGCACTTCTATACCTTCATCATTTTCAAAAAATGACGCTACCATGTGTGTAGGTTCTTCACCATAAGGTACATTAAGCATCTTCTTTTTATTAGAAGCAGTATTAAACCAAACCTCTTTATCCTTATTTCTCATTTGCAATAAGTTTTTATCAAAGAAATTTTGAATAGTTGCATTCATTTTAAGCATAGGATCTTGTAACAATAACAAGAAATCTTTTGGTTGATTCTTAGCGAATACTAATATGTCTCTTCTTAATTCAGAAGTTGTAATTTTAGTAACATCAACTTGAAACAATACACGTCCTACATTTTCTACTTGTTCAACCGTAAGCTGACGTGCTTCTATTAAAGCATCAACCTCATCGTTTAATTCTTGTACGATTTCAGCTGCTTCTTTTGCCTTGTCTACTAACACATATACCCGGCCTTTTCCAGGGTGGAAGTCTAAAAATTTTTGTAGTACTTGATTTTCTTTTCCTACGGTTAAGAAACCGTTTTCAAATACAATAGGCTCTAGAATTGCATTATTATCTTGCTCCTCCTGAAAGGGAGAGTTCTGATTTCTAGCATATCGTAAAGCTTTATTAGTTCCTGTCTCTTCATCAAACCATAACAATGGAAATCTTTGAGTGTGTCGTGATGCTAAGATTAAGGAAAGTGGCGCAGTTTTGCGCGTAAGTTTGTAGATCTTGTCTACATATTTGGTAGTAGTTTTCATTTGATTAGATTTAAAATTTATAACAATAAAAAAGGGGGCGATTAAACCCCCTTATTAATTTACCCTATTACTCTTGGAAGATAAAGAAGTTGTTAGCACCTAAAGTACAAACAGCTCTCTCTGACAAGAAGTTTACTTGCATGTTATCCACATCACTAGTAGCTGCACCACCGGCTGAACCAGTAATCCAAGTTTTGTAACGACGATCTTCTGTTTCAGAAGCTCTGTAACGTACATGTAAGAAAGGACGTTTAGCATTTTTACCAAGTATTTGGTCATAAACACTAGTTGATCCAGCTGGTACAAGTAGTCCGTTTACACGTCCTGATCCTGCTCCTGTTGGAAGTCCACCTCTCATTGTTGGGTCATTTAAGTATTTCCAGTCACTCTTATAGAAGTCATAACCTCTACGGAATCCTGTAAATCCTAAGTTTAACGCCATCTCTTGATCATTGTCAAAAAGACCATATGAAGTACCACCTGCTCCGTAAGAGTTTTGTGCTGCTAACATATCATCGATATCAAAAGCAAACTGACGATCAACGAATAACACGTTTTCTTCAATTGCCCCTTGCTTGTCAAGACGACTAATTACATTGTCAAAGTCAGCTAATACTGTTGGGTTTCCACCGTCCCAGATATTACCTCTTTGTTGTACAGCATAGAAAATACCATCAGAACCAGCTCCTGGATCAGCAGCACCGGCGGCGCTACCAAGAATAGCAGCAGCTCCTGAGTTAGTCTCAGCAGGTACAGCTTCAATCATTGCTGTCTCTAAGAAATCATCAAAACGTAGTCTTGTTTCATGCTCAGACTTAAGATACCATAAGTATCCACTTGCTCCGTCTTCAGTTGTAATTTCAATCCATCCAATCTGAGCCATGTCAGATCCAGATACGTTATAAGTATCTTTAATGATGATAGGCTTATTTTCAAAGATGAAATCATTTGATTCAAGAGAACCTTGCATTCCTGCAGTTCCTTTTCTAAATTCAGATCCATAGATAAATACAGTAACATCTGAATTATTAAATCCTGTTCCTGCAGCAGCTAATCCACCTGCTTCATAAAAGTCAGCTGTAAACCGTCCTCTACCACCACCAGCATTGTCAACTGCGCTAACAACCGCTTTGTTAGATCCTGAACCGTCATTTTGCACAATAACAAGAGTTTGACCAACTCTAATTACTTGAGCTGCAGCTGTTGGATCTAGTACGTCATTTACTTGAAATACAACTTGATCAGCTGTTACTGCTGCTGTAGTTCCTACTTGAGTATATTTAGTATGTAATCTACCTTGCTCAGCCCATTTGATAAGGTCAGAGTTAGTAGGCATCTCAGCACCTACCATACGGAGGAATGAAGAGATTGTTCTGTTACCATAACGCTCGAATTCTTTTTCGTAAGTGTCTGGTAAATATTGATTTAACCAATTGAAATCTGCATTGGTTAGATAATTTTGTGCTGTTGGAGTTCTCTCTGAACTCGGGGTTAGCGCAAACGTTGGTGCGGCTTTTACTTGTCCTGCCATGATTATAAGTTTTTAATTAATATTAAGTTCTTTTTATACTTCTAATTTTTAGTCCATTGCTTGAAGGCGTTGAAACTGATTTAACTTGCATTCCTCCTTGTGTTGAAACTTCTGGTGCACTACGCTCACTCATATTTATATTTTTTGTTTTGCGTATCACATCTTCCGTTGCATTTGATTGACCCTGTTCGTAAAAGAACTGAGCAAATTTTTCCGGATTCATTGCTATAGCTAAAGAGCGATGGTATCCCTCTGCGTCTTTAAGCATACCCGATTCATCTAAGAATTTATTTACAAAATTCATAGGCGTATCTTGAGCTTTTCTTAACTCAGAAGCATTGCCTGGAGAAAAAGTTAGATTGGACTCGTCAACTTTAAATTTAAAACCTTTAAATTCAGTGCTAAAGACTTCGTCACTTTTCTTCGCAAACCAATCAGATTTACGATCACTTTCTTCTTTCTGCGTTTTAGCTTCATTCACATATTGCTTGTAAGCTTTAAATTCTTCATTCTGAGAGGCTGAACTTTCTCTTGACTCAAGAGGCTGTCTATACACTTCCTGTTGTTCTCTGAAGAACTTTTTTGCTTTAGCAATAATTTTTTTCTTTGCTAACCTTGTTTTTTTAACATCTGCAGGATCATCCAGTTCCTCATCAAACTCATAATCTTCCATTATGGATTCGATATCTTCAGGATCTAAACCTTCCTCAGTTATAGTTAAATACTCTTTTAGCAAAGAGTCAGGATTCATTTGGGAAAAGTCTTGCTGTAGCTTAACATATTCTTCCAAACTTCTTCCTGTTTCTTTTTTGTACTTAAAGTAAGCAGCCACATCTTCAGGAAGGGTCTCTGACTCTTCTCTTTCAGCTGTCAATTCTTCTAAAGAATTTATTTGCTTACCATATCTTTTTTCAATAAACGAAAGAACTTGTTCTTCATTTAATTCTGAAAGCTCAGGATCTTTTTTAAGTTCCTCTACAATACTTTCTTCGGATTTTATTTCAGGCTCCGAAACTTCAACAGAATCTACCTGTTCTTTTTTGTCATCATCAAACTCAAGTTTTTGTTGAGCCTCATGCTTGTCTAATAATTCTTGCTCTATCTGTTGTTTAGACTTTTCTACAACGTCAGTAACTTCTCTTACTTGCATTTCCATTTGATTTGATTTGATTTATTACAAAATTACTAAAAAAACAAATACGTTTTAACCTACCTAGGATTGAACTCCGCTAAGTCAAACCCATCCATTGAGTCTTCATTAGATTCAAATCTTTTAGGTGGTAAATTATTTTTTCTTTGATTAATTAGCTGTGATTGTTCTGTGTTTTGCTGACTAATTCTATTATTTTTAGCCTCTTCTCTTGCTCCTTCTCTTGATGACAATGCGGTTTCAGTAATATTGTTAAGTTGCTGATTATAAGCAAACTCCTGCTTCATAAGCATAGCCTTTAGATTAGCTTCATTATTTTGCTTTTCAATTTCAAAAGCTATTTCAGCTTGTCTTATCTTTATTTGAGCTTGAGCTTCAAGTTCTATTTTTTGAACCGCAACTTGCGCTGCCATTTCTTGTGATTTTAATTGTTGCTGAGAAACCATTGCTTGCTGCTGCATCTGCATCTTCTCTTCTTGCTCTTGCTTAGATTTACGCTTAACCTTTAATAATTGATTAGCAAGTTTAAGGTTTTTAATTTCACGTATGTCTATAGCGTCTTCAAGATTTATGCTACTCTTAGATAATGCCATCTGAATGTTCTGCTCTAGCATTGCTTTTTGCTCCTCGTCTGGCGATAGTTCTATAAATACTCCAAAGTCATAAATATATAATTCCGATATTTCACCTAGTATACTTACATTATACTTTCCTATTTTATTAATAAAGTCTTCCTTAAAATCGGCATACTCTAAAATATCAGCCACCCTATATGTTAACGCTTCAGCTAACGTTCGATATATGTAAAGACTTCCGTCTAATATATGTCGGGTAGCTGTATTTGAGCTTAAAGCTGCTAATTTCTGAACACCTACTAAAGCATCAGGATTAGGGCTTGACCCATCTCTCGCTTCATTAAGACCAGTTACTGAACGTATCATGTCTAAGTAATGATTGTAATTTGCTAAAAGCATCTGTGTTTTAGAAGCTCCTGAATTACCTGTAAGCTGTTGAATCGGAACTCTTCCCTG